AGGGAGGAGGAGCGTAAATTCTCGGAGTCTCACGTCAGACATAATCGCTTGCAGGAGTCTATGTTCCGAAGTGTAGAGCCTACACCTTGATCTGTAGTCAAATAAGTTAAGGACGAGCCAGTGCTTCCAAAACATAGCACGAGCAGTGATGTACACGCTATCAGCGCAAGCCATGGCAGTAGCATTAGCTGCAGCTACTTCCTTCCCCAAAGACGGCACATCTATCTCGTCTCGCCTGAACGACCTCGAGGCGAATTTGAGGTTGTATAGGATCTGCGCTCCATTCACGTAAATCTCCTTGCTATACGTTAGGACGGTAAACGAGTCGATGCATTCCTCCGGTTTGACAGTGTGATTGAGCCATCTCGAGCGGATCTCCATTCGGGCTAAAAGCCGTTGAAGCTGCTTGGCGATGCTGATTTCGGTATTGTTGAAGTGGAAGGCAAAGATTACGTTGTCTCCTTGCAGTGCCATGTTATATGACACGTCCAGATCTGATGTACAGTACACACACAGCGCTATGGTGACGAAGGACCACTGGCCCTGACCCAAACCCTCTAACCCGTTCTTGTGAGATCTCCACACCAAGTCAGATTCAGGCCACTGCGTAATTGGAATGGTCGGATCTGCCCCGGCTGGCAGAGTGTGCTTATCAGCGAGAACAACGGTTGCGCGTGAGAAGAAGGAGTGCATCAGATTGAATGTGTTGCTCATCCCAAATATGTCATTGAGCTCGTATGAGATTGGATCGACAACCTCTGGGCACATTGCTAGGTTCCAGCTGGAATAGTCACCCTCGACGAGGCACTTCTTTCGAGCCGTTGCTTCCCGCACAAGATGGTACAATCTCTTCTTCTCATCAGCGTTGGACATGGTCATGGTCTGGTGAGGGATATACTTCTTGAGGAACTGCTCTTTGATGTTGTACTCAAGAAGCGCCATTAGGGCTCGCATCTCGATCGTCATCTTCGCAAAGCACCGCGCGCTGTCTTTGAACTCTCTCTCCTTCTGCGTTAACTCAATGACAAGCTCATCCTCTTTGAAACCCTCCATGCGCACTCGGTTGATGAGCATCCGTGTGTCGAACTCACTCATCGAGAGTATTTTCTGCAGCAACCGGCGGGGCTCATGCTTTGAGCCCCCGAACCAGAACTTGGACATTTCAGCAG